CACGACCCCCTGCTCCCAAAGCAGATTGTTTTAGAAGGATATTCAGCTACAAATCAATTAATTATAATGATGTGAGCTAACCTATTCAAAGATAGTTCAAAGAACGCTATTTTGAGGGCTTTATTTTAGCCTTTTCTAACTCATAATTTAATAAAGCAATTTCTTGCTTTTGAGCACTTTTTTCCTGTAGTACTTTTCGAAGTTGTTGCCGGAGCAAAGTTATTATTTTGTCTTTTTCTTCCATACCTTATATCTCTTACATTACTACTTTCAAATATGTACTTATGGGAAAACTATAACTTGAACAGATGAATTCTCTTCGCAAAAATCATCACTCCATGTAAACCGTACATTATATTGCTCTTTATAAGAATCGTTCCGATATGAAATATCTACATGTTGTGTAGGCAATAGTTTCGCATAAGGAAAGAAATCATCTTCAACAAAGAAAAAAACTTCTTCATTATCAATTATTTCTATATTTATATTCCTAGCATCAGACAATCCCATATTTTTCATCCTCAATCGCCGAGCTTTTCCTTTCTCTATAGGGTCTAAAATTTCGCAAATGATGCAAGCTTTCTTTTTATTTCTTTCTTGCTCTTCATTTTCTTTGATGATATAATCATTAATTTGGGATTGTTGATCATTGATTGTTTTTTGCTGCCTGTTTAGCCTTCTTGTATGATTGACATATACATATAAACTAAACAAAAAACTAAATCCCATAATGAGCCATTCAATCCAATCTTTTGTAGAAACATTATTCATTGTCTATATTTTAATAGAAAACATGGAAAATATTTATTTGGCATCTCTTATCGTCCTGATTATTGTTCTATTGTTTGCAGGCATTGCTTACGCTATAGTATATATATTGAACGAATTGTATGAGACTGCAAGTAGTCTATTGAAGAAAAGAATTATCGCCACCATATCAATTATATTGCTATTAAGTTTTTTGTATTTTTTACCTATATTCATCTCTCATTTTTAAGCATTTGCTTAAACTTAGTCACCTTATCCGCATTCGTGTCATCGAAAGATAATATTTTATCAATAATACATGAATTATCTAAATCTTCATGAGAACTTGGAAGCCATCTACATAGAAAAATATCTATGTCATTGCTAGATTGCCAATATATAACGTAGTTTCCACTAGGTAATCTTTTATAAAATAAATCACCATATTTCTGCGAAATGCCATAAGCTGCAAGATAAACTATTGGTGGCATATTAAAAAGGTAATCCAGTTATAGCTTCTAAACTTCCGTCTAAAATAATTTTATTAAACTCTTCATTCATGGATTGGTTATCTTTAATAATAGGATAAATATTATCTAAATATTTGGAAATTATATTTTGCATCTCGATCATATTAATCATATTAATCAATCTTTCATTGTCATTTTTCTTTGCGATTATATCATGTAGCTCATTCATTAAATCCCAATACGGTTCAGAGTATTTATCTATGTGGGTCAATTTACTAATATAATAATCATCAAATAAAACAGAAGTAAATTTCTTGACAATATTCTCGCAATCTTCATTTCTTAAAGATTCTTGCTTTACAAAAGAAATATTATCATAAAAATAATCTTTAAAGAATTTGAAGATTATTATGTTCTGATTATAAATAACTTTTGTGTAATCACCTGAATCTTGAAGAATATTTCTGCCTATGGCAGATAGCATTTCATTCATTCGTTGAGACACATTTTCTAATGACGAAATGGCATCAAGCATTTCATCATCTTTTCTTTTTCTCTGTAACTGTTGAAGATATAAAAACAGCATACCTGATATTTGATTCTCCATATAATTCTCAATCTCTTCAACATGATCAAATGTCTTAATTGCAGTAGTGGGTTCTAAGATACTTATGAATTTGAAAATATTAATGTCGTCAACATGGGCAAAATTAAATACTATTTTATCCTCAAATATCTTCTTATTCTTCTTATATGTCTGATATTCTGCATAAACATTCTTATCAATAAACACGAAGGAGGGTATTCCGGCCATAGTAGCAGTCTCATGCTCCTTTCTCGTTATTGAAACATATTGTTCATAAAGCTCTTTTTTGTCTTGAGAGACTTGCTCTCCTGATGCAGCACTTCCATACCGCCCACCAACAATAAGCACCATCATTTGGCAAGTCTTGACTTCGTTATAACATGACAGGTCTAATGGTTTATTGAATTCGAAAGTAACATTATCATTTTCAAATAGAACAGGTTCCATTCCAAAGTTGGCTAGAAAACGTTCTATTCGCTCTCTTACATGCTTTAGGTCATAGTATGTTGAACTTAAAAAGACTCTAGGTTTTGCCATAATATTTGTGTTTTGAGTTTTTATTTATCTTCTTTCTTCACTCGCTTAGGATTATATGTCCTTTTTTCCTGTAGGTCATCTCGTTTAATCACGTATCCACCATTTTCATCCATTTCCTCAAAGGTTCCTTTATGTGGTTCCGCATTAGGATATATTCGCTCAACTTGAACACGATCACCTTTTTTTAATATTTCTTTTCCCATATATTATTTTTTTAGTTACACAATCAACTAACTAGACTCCTGAACTCAGCTTATATTTTTGATAGTGCTTCTTTTAGATATGAAGTATCTGTCAGTGAGAATTTATAATTGCTTAACGTACTCGAACTTGAAGATTCTGCAATAAATTTAGCTTCTCCTTCTTTTTGTAAAAAAGTCATTAGCGCTTCAAAATACTCTTCTTCTACAAAGTTGCTCCCGTTTTCTGCGTTATAGGTTTTGAATTCTAAAGTTTCGCCATCAAACCTCTTGGCTTTAAATTTAAAAAATCCTTCACCTTTAATTGGGTGATTTCGATTGTATTCATATAGTTGTATTCTCATACCTGATTTGTCGATAATAAATTGAACGCCTAATTCTGAATTTGTGGTTGCTGAGTTGCTAAATGTACCTGTACAAAAGGTACGTATATACCCTTCCTGTGTTTTCTCTCCAAAATCGTCAACATAATGAGATAATTCCCAAATTCCAAATATGTTATTTTTTTCATCTATTGTCTTCAGTTCTCCATATTTTTCTTTATATGTAGATAACTCTGCTTTCAAAGAATCTATTTCGTTTGATAGTTTTACTGTTTGCTGTTGATTTGATGTGCAACTTGTTAATAATGCAGTCATCGTTAAAAATAAAATCTTTTTCATGATACTAATATTTTATAAGTTGTTTTGTTTTAGTTTATTGAGGCGTTCTTGTCATTCTATAGTATCCTTTTCATATATTATAAGGAACTATATATTACTTATTCATTAATACATTAATCAATCGTTCCTTTTCCTCGAGAAGTTTATCCTTGCCTTCAAGACGTTTGTCCTTCTCATTAATAATGTTCTTTAGATATTGAATTTCACGCATTGCTGCTTCTAATTCATCTTGGCATTTAGATACTTCAAGTTTATTATGTTCTCCTGAAACGACGGAGTTGCCGTTTCCATTAACTGAAGCAGAGTTGTTTTTATTGCAAATATTAGGATAAAAGAACGATATATCTTGTCCTATGGCAGTTGCAATGTTTTCAAGTAAACCTGTTTTTATATCATCAACCTTGAGATATGCATTAAAAGTCTGAGGACTTACACCTAATTTCACAGCAATTTCACTTTGGGTAAAGCCACATCTTTTTAATTTTTCTTTTATTTCTAAACCTGTCATAATCAAGATATTATAAATTTATAAAACAAATGGCTGAAAATAATCAGTGTTTTATTTGATAAAATAAGTATTATGCTTTATATTTGCAGCGTAATCATTAAAACATTAAAGTTATGACAACACTTTTATTGACCTCTATCATCCTTGTATTCCTCCTTATAATATTAGGAATTACATTTCGGAAACCTATTATTCGTCTAATTCACAATCACCAGGATACTAAACTACGTAAATGGTGTGTACAACAAGCAACTATTAGTAAAACCTTTGATTCTTACGATCACTATACTGAAACCTATTACGCTTCATCTAACGCAGTAGCAGCTTCAGCCGAGAGGATCTATCTATTCATCAAAGAGTATATTACTTACTTATCAGATGAAGAGAAAGAAGCCATCTTTCCGGAGAAGTACAAGAAAAAGGATGATTCTTAACCTCGTCCTGTCTTACGTGTAGACGGTTTTGTTTCAGATGGTAATTTAAGAAGCTTACGACTTAATTCTTCATAAGAGTCTTTGACGTAAATACAATCATCTTTGCTGAATCGGATAATAGTGTAATCTTCATCTTTATATAAAGATTGGATAAAATCAATGTTGATAACCTTTTCAATATCATAGGCATCAATCACCTTGATAAAATTTTTCATAACAGTTTCATTTAGTAAAGAAACGGAAGCCCTGCATCCGGCCTGAGAAACTTGATTCAGAGCTCCGTGTCTTTCGATTAAACATTTTAAAACGTAATCTTTAAAACATTACAAATATGAGCAAAAAAAATGGTTCAGACAATAATATTGTCCCAAATCTCAAAAAATTACCCCTAGCAGAGTATTTTGCAGCCTTACCAAAGGCAGAACGTCGTCCAGTTATCATATCAGCTCCTAAAGAAGATGTTATTACAGCTATTGTAGAAGCGACACAACGTAATCGTCATACAGTTCGTTGCTGGATGTATGGATATACCCAACCTAACAGTATGGTTGAAAAAAAGATTGTGGCTGAGATCTTACAATCAGATGTCGCAACCTTATTTCCTGAAAGAAAGGAGGAATGATTATGACTGGAATGGAATTTTATTTCACTCCTAAAGGTGAAGTTATGATTACCGATGAATGTGGTACGCGTCAATTGGAACAGTCAAATCGGGAGTTTATTTCCGAAATCATAACTCGAATGGGAATATTTTGGCCAGAAGCACTGGAGAAAGCATCATTGGAATATACAGACCGACGATATAATATCCCTTGGTTTGAATTTTCAATAGTACGTCGTTTTCTTAAATGTAATTTTGGTGAGTTCGATTCAACAATGGATATTGATCAGATGGGAAACTTTCACTTTGAGGAGGTCAAATGTCCGTTAAAGGGTGAATGCAAATATGAAGGAATAATCTGTAAACCAAAATTTAATAGTACACTGTCGGAACGTGAGTTAAGCGTTATGCGATCATTTTATGAAGGGATGGAAGAAAATGCAATAGCAGATAAGTATTGCATTTCATTGGAAACTGTACGTACACATAAACGGAATGCCTTTAGGCGTATAGATGTCCATTCCTTGGCAGAGTTCTTTCAGTATGCTAGGAAAAACAATCTATTTCAATAACAAGTAAACTCTAAAATCAATATTAATCAGGCAGCATAGCATAGAGATGCAGATGTGTTTCAGTAAATCAGCTCAACACCATTCAAAAGTTAAACAAAGAAACAGCCTATTAAGAGATTATGGAAAATTGCTTCGAAATGATGGTAGCCCGATGTATTAAAATTGGGACTGTTCAAACGCTAACGATGCTGGGCCTACTCCCCGAAGTAGTAACAATATCCCAAGCGGAAGATATATACGGAAAACGCCTGATTACAGAATGGCGCGAAAAAGCCTGGATCAAGTTTTATCCGGCAAATAATAAGGAACGAGGGAAATATTATGTGAAGCGTTCAGAACTGGAAACAGCCAGCGCAATGATGGACCTGCATAATAAAGTACCGGACAACATTATCAAACAACTAATGCAACTAGCCGTATGACCTACATACCGAAGTCATCAGAGATGCTAAAGGCTCTACAGGAAAGCATTGGTAAGCAGCTTGATGCAAGAGAAGAACAGAAAAGGAAATGTAGCTCTGAACCAACTTCTACAGAGGTGGCACCTTGTAAGATGGATATAACCAAACAACCTACTGCGGAAGACATACTCCTAATGGAAGAGTATAGCCGTGGAGTATACCAAGGAGATTAATAAATAACTAATATTTAGATAATTATGAGTAATAGTATTCAAATTAGAGTGGAGGAGCTAAACGCACTTCCAGCAACGAAAATTGTCGAAAACGAGAAAGTGGAACAGAAGTTCATCGGTATGTATAACGCTATTTGGGGTACAGATATGGGTGAACAGATTTATAATCGCGAGAAGTTTCATTTCAATAAATTATTGACTGAAACGCCAGCTTTACAGGAATGTACAAAACTGTCCCTCTTTGGTTGTTTCCTTGATATGGCAGTGAATGGTCTTTCTCTTGACCAATCAGGCAGACCGCAGTGCTATTTAATTCCTCGTAGTGCTAAAGTGAAAACTGCTAATGGTGATATGTGGGAAAAACGTGCCGGGCTCACGGTTTCAGCTTATGGTGAAGTATATATGCGCCAGCGTGCCGGACAAGTTCGCTATGTAGATAATCCAGTAGTAGTATTTGAAGGTGACAAATTCCGCCCTATTATCGGAGTAAATGGTGCTAAATCTATAGAGTACGAAGGAGCTTTCCCTAGAAAGTCAAACAAGCCGGTTGCCGTGTTTATACGTATTGTACGTAATGACGGGTCAGTTGATTACTCTTGGATGATGGAATCAGATTGGAAACGTTTATCTACTTTTTCAGCCAAGCAAAACAAAGGAACGGCAAACTCTCTGTATACCTCCAACGGTGGACATATTGATACAGGATTCCTTGAAAACAAAATGATTAAACACGCTTTCGATGCATACCCCAAAGTACGAACAGGCAATTATACATCTATGGAGACACAACAGGAAGAACCTGTTATTGATTACGGGTTAGTAGATGAAGAAAAAATTAATGAACCTGTTCAAACGGTAGATGACATTAATGCTCCTTTCGGAGAAGAAAAGCAATTAGATGCTCCGGAACCTGTACAAGTAACAGTGTCTGAAGATGATGCAAACGGAGGCTTCTAAGTATTTACTAACCAATTTAAGAAAACAATTATGGCAACAGAATTAATCAAAATAGATGAGGTAAAAAACATCCTTTCATCCTTTCCGGACATCATCGGAAGGAATACTAGCTCTGTCAAGAAATGCAATGAAGCTGGTCAAACTCTCCTTGATACAATCGAAGGAGAAGGTATGAATGAAGCAATAGACCAAGCTGCAGCTGACTACTTGAAAAAAGTTAGTGTAACTATCAAAAACATGGATGAACGTCGTAAACCTATCACACAGATTTTTGATAGAGTGCGTTCTTTCTTCACTTCACAGGAAAAAGAGATTGATCCTAAAGATTCTACTACAATTCCCGGAAAGCTTGTAGCAAAGCGCAATGAGTATGCTAAGTTCAAATATGAAGAAGAGCAGAAGAGAAAGAAAGAAGCAGAGCAAAGAGCTAGGATTGAGACAGAGAAAGCAAATTATCAACAGACAATAGAGAATAGCCTTCTTTCTTATTTCAACCAGTATCTTTCAAGTAAAGTTTCTGAATTGCAGGGCATCTTCTCTAATTTGACACATGAGAACTTCGATCGCGAAGTTATAGGAATCACAGTCTTTCAGACCGATTATCCCAAATCTCATTTTGATAAGTTTAGTGCGGATTCAGCGACTTACTATATCAGTCAAGAAACAAAAAAGGAGATTCGCCGAAATATCTTAGAAGGTAAATATGAACAATATGCTCAACAGTATAAGGCTAAGTTATTAAACGTTAAGCAAGATCTTACCGACCGTATTCCGTCTAAACGTAAAGAACTAGCAGAGTTGGAGCTGCTTCGTCTTGCTAATGCAGAGGCAGCCGCCAAAGCGGAAGAATTACGCAAACAGCGTGAAATTGAAGCAACTGCTAAAAGAATGGAAGAGATAAAGAGAGAGGAAGAAGCTGCAAAACAAGAGGCTGCACTAAAGGCGCAACAAAGTTCTATCGGTAGTCTTTTTGCTGGCGCTGCAGCATCTGTTGCGCCTCCACCGACAAACGCTAAAGTAAAAGAAAAGATAGTCGTAGTTAACCAACAAGGATATTTGGAGATATTTCAGATGTGGTGGCTAAATGAAGGCCAAAGTCTGCCAGTTGAAGAACTAGAGAAAATCTTTAAGAAGATGATTACCTATTGTGAGAAACAAGCAAACAGCAAAGATCAAAAGCATATTGAATCACAATTCATCCGCTATGAAGCAGATGTAAAAGCCAAATAGCCATGCCAAATCCTGATTCATATTACTCTCGTCCCGAGGTCAGTAATTCAGACCTTACAGAACTCAAAAACTATCTTTATCCCCGTGCTCAATACGGGGATAAAGAAAAGGCATTCAAATTCGGTACTCTTGTAGACGCTCTTATCACAGAGAATGACCGTGTTCGGTATGACAAGCTGATGGTAGATGATTATGTGTACACGACAGAAGAATTTGAATTAGGACTTGAGATGCGTAAGGCTCTCCGGAAGGAAGCGGAGAAAGACCAGTTTCTTGCTGTTGTATTGGCACAGTCAGACACACAAAGGTTTATGGTTAATAAGCAGCAGGAGTTCCATTATGGAAACTTTGCCTATCACCTCGATACTCGCTGTAAATGGGATTGGTGGTTATCTGCTTACGGTTTTGGTGGCGATCTGAAAACGACCTTTGCAGAGTCTCAGGCACAATTCGATGAAGCGATAGATTTCTTTGACTGGGACCGATCCCGTGCCTGGTATATGGATATTGCAGGAAGCGAACAGGATTTCATTTATGCAATCTCGAAAAAGAACTGCAAGATATTCAAGCATTTTATCACCGACCGTAACCACCCTACGTATATCAAGGGAAAAGAAAAGTACGAAGACCTGGCTTTCAAATGGTGGCAATTGATGGTCTGATTATATTTTATCATAAAAACAATATGAACTTACTTATCACACCTAAATATCAAATATTGGATGAATTAACCAATATAGATTCATTTCTCAATATAACCATGAGTGAAGACGCGACAGAAGCTGTACAACGTGGCAATGACTTGGCTGTATATGTTGCCCGTTCCGGCAAATTACTTGCAGACTCAAAATACTGGCTCAATGAGGCGATGAAATCCGAGGTCATGCAGACGCTTGTCGATACAGCTAAGAATGCGAAAGCAACAGCGACGGCCATAAATGCTCTAGTTAACTCTCTATGTAGGGAAGAACGATATTTGGTAGACTGGTGCGAACGCTGCAATCGGACGGCAACGCATCAACTATCGTGGTGTGTAACTGTGATAAGTAAAGCAAAAGAAGAAATGAAAATGTCCGGAATGTATAATAACAATAAAAAGCAATCATCATGAAAAACTTAAAAAGAATCACAATCGGGCTAGCCGTTATCGGTCTGTTTACGGCATTATCTTTTTCTCAAAGAGAAGATGCAACGACTAGAGAAATAACTACGGCTGCCGTCATGGGAGTTGTATCAGCATTTAGTATTATCACTTTATCAACTAAAGAAGATTATGGAACAAGTAAAAAATGAGATCAAGAAGGCGGTTATTAAAAAAGACCGCTTGAATGTAGTGTACAATGAGCGTTTCTCGGAAGCGAACTACACGAATGTAATTAACAAGAGCTGCGATCAGATCATCCACAGTGATTTAAGAGAAGCGTTTAGCCGGCTTAAATTACATCTCGTTGTATTGTGTGAGCAGCCAGAGGCATCTAATATCAACAAAGATAGCTTTACTTCTCCGGGCTATGCAGAGACTCTGGAAAACTATATCATTACGGGCTATGCAAATGACAGCGTCGATGGTGTTTCTGGAATTACCATCATGGGAGCTAAACTTCTCCAGTCCGGCAAAGTTGTTGACCTGAAAATCTTCGTTCCTCTCCTTGATGCAGACTACCCTTACTATGAAGAATTGAGTATTGATGCTGCAGCTTGTGATGCGGAAGTTGAAAGTTATCTGTTTGAAGAGAAATGGGGAGTTAGACAAGAGCGGCTTGATTTCGAAACGGATGAACCGGAAGAGGCTGTCGTAATGGAAGAAGAAAAACCGAAAGGGAGGGGACGTAAGAAGCGATTAGAAACTCCTGTACCTCTTGACGCAACCGCATAATCAATCATTACAGGGGGATAACTCCCCCTACTAAATACTCTGAATCATGAATATTGAATTAAAAGGAGATAATTTCGAATTATCATTCAAATATAAGACTTCAATAATAGATCGGGTTAGACAGATTCCCGGTAGACGTTTTGATGGCACTAAAAAAGTTTGGATTGTCCCGACAAGGAGTAGGGTAGAGCTTGAAAGGGTGATTTATCAAATACAGCAGTTTGAGAATATAAATTGGGTAAACGGTACAGAAAAAAAGGAGGAAGATATCGCTTATGATATTCCGGAACTACCGGATCTAACCGTTCCGCACAATTTAAAGATTCAGCCTTATCCTTATCAACTTAAAGGCATTGCACGAGGATTGGAGCTAAAACGGTTTATGAATTGCGATGAACCGGGACTGGGTAAGACATTGCAGAGTATAGCAACAATAAACCTTGCTGATGCTTTTCCTTGTCTTGTCATTTGCCCGTCTTCACTCAAAATAAACTGGCTGCGTGAATGGGAGAAATTTACAGATAAGAAAGCGATGATCCTAACCGACAAGGTACGTGATACGTGGACTTTCTTCTTCCAGACAGGAATGCATCAGGTGTTTATTGTTAACTATGAATCATTAAAGAAATACTTCGTACAACGCATAAAGAAAGCCGAAGGCTGGACGTTGAGAGATGTAGAATTTAGAAACTCAATCAATTTATTCAAGTCAGTTATCATTGATGAAAGTCACCGTTGCAAATCTGCATCTACCCAGCAGGCTAAATTCTGTAAAGGGATATGCACCGGCAAAGAATGGGTGATAGAGCTTACTGGAACACCGGTAGTAAATCGGCCTAAAGATTTGATTCCACAGCTGGCGATTCTAAACCGTATGGAGGATTTTGGTGGCTATAAACCATTTGTTAACCGATACTGCTCCGGACAAAGAGAGGCTTCTAATTTGAAAGAACTGAATTTCAATCTTTGGCAGTATTGTATGTTTCGTCGTGAAAAGTCTCTTGTTCTTACAGACCTTCCGGATAAGATACGTCAGGTTAATACTTGCGAAATTACAAATCGCAAAGAGTATATGGATGCAGAACGCGACCTTATTATGTATCTACAGAAATACAAGGATGCTGACGATGATAAGATAGAAAAGGCTCTACGTGGCGAAGTGATGGTACGTATCAATATTCTCCGGCAAATTTCTGCTCGTGGCAAAGTACGTGATGTTATTGAATTTGTGAAAGACTTCAGGGAGAATGGGAAGAAGATTATTCTCTTTTGTTCACTTCATGAAGTTGTAGACCAGTTGAAACGTTACTTTCCCACCGCTGTATCGGTTACCGGTAGAGATTCACAGGATGAGAAACAAAGAGCGGTTGACGCCTTTCAGAACAATCCTAAAGCGGATATTATCATTTGTTCAATAAAGGCGGCCGGAGTTGGTTTAACGCTTACTGCATCTAGTAATGTTGCCTTTGTTGAGTTTCCTTGGACATACGCTGACTGTTGTCAATGTGAGGACCGAGCACACCGCATCGGACAAAAAGACTCTGTTACCTGTTACTATTTCCTAGGCCGGCGGACAATAGATGAAAAAGTTTATCGGATCATTCAGGAGAAGAAAAACATAGCCAATGCTGTAACAGGATCTACGGAAGATATTGAGGAAAATATTGTCGACATGGTTGCGCGTATTTTTGATACAGATTACGACGAAGAAGATTAACAAATAAAGATATGAAGAAAATACAATTTAAAGCAGGGTGGATTCCAAATGTTATTCACTTTTTTCCGTATATCAGAATTAGTCGAGGTGAATATGCAGCTAATTGGAAAAGGTTTGCAATAGAAATAGGTTTTTGGTATTGGGCGATAGGATGGTTCTTTGCATTAATACTTTACTGCGATAAATGTGGAGCCTATTTAAAGTGTGATTGTAATTGTGATGATGATTGGTTTGATTTAGATGATGAATATGAAGATTAACTAATAACAAATCAAGAAAGGAACTAAATATGAAAACATTTGAAGGAACATATACTATTAAATGGGGTAAAAATACTGCTCCAGACATTAGACCTATTGTTTTTGATTGCGAGACAGAAGAAGAACTTAAAAAGGAGCAGCAACGTATTATTGCTGCCTATTCCAAGGGAGATGATAAGAGCTGCGCTTTTTATCAGGAATGGCATGATAATTTCCTACCACCGCATTCAATCATATTCAAAATGAGTGAGCGAAAATAAAATTGTATTCAAAACAAATCAGAAATGAATAAAATAACAGTTGATAATTCAGAATCTTATTGGGAACAGAACGTCAATTATCCTAATGACTATAACTTGATAAAAGTAGAGTATATAATGGGTAAAAGCATGATGTTTGATAAATGGGAAACAAGAATCTATGGATGGGTTCAAGAAGTGATAGTCGGTGAAAATAAAGGGAAAATCGAAGCAGGCTATCCCACTCCATACGATGAGGAAACAGGCTCGGATGCTGTTTCATTAGGTTATTTTGATAATATTGAGGATGCAATGAAAGCTGTTTTAGAAAGTAATCATCCTGATTGTAGTGGATATTATATTTAACGTATAACAATTAAGATTTTAAAGAATAGCAACTTAAAAAATAAGAACAATAAATGTGTATATAGTGGGAGAGACATTATTTTTGGAGAGTATTATAAATCAAAAAATCCCGAGTCGTTTCTGACTCGGGTAAGTTCTCCAACTAAAGTTATTCCATATCTTCAATTGGAGTGTTCTAGTATGTAATAGTTATACTTATTCGATTATTTTTATCAATAATTCGATTAAACTAATTGTTGGTATGGGCTTGCTTGCAATTTGATTATATACAGAAATGCTTATATATATTAATGTCCATATAATAGTTGAAAATATCGCTTGTTGTATCTTGGCGATTAGCATTTGTCTCATCCAGCCACTAATTTTTTTTATTCTCTTAAGGAGAATGCTATAAAATTTGTTCATACTTTTTTATAAAACATATGTTTATCTGGATTTTTGTCAATAGCTATTGGCACTTTTAAAAAAAATATTTTAAAAAATCTCACTTTTATAAGAATGATGTTTAGGGCATCCCTCAAATTAAATCAGAAAGAAGCTAAAGTATGCGAATGATAAAGAAACAGGCTGCAAAGTTGGAAGAGCTTGAAGCTAGGCGAGAAAGGCTTGTTAATCGTGTTGCTAAACTCGATCTAAAAATCGAAGAGCAAAAAGAGAAAATAGTCCAGTATTATGGACAACAAGGTATTAACGTATAAAAAGTAAATATGAGCAAATATACAGCAAAGCAAATAGCTGAATCTGACGAACTATTTGAAAAGCAAATACATAAAGTCAGAAAGTTTTATTTGAGTCGTAATCCCGATAAAATGATGATGCTTGAAGAAAGAAAAGCCGTCATTAAAGAACAAAATAAAGGTCTTTCCCCGGAATATGATAAGGAGTATTATTGTGGAACTTGTGGAGCTAAAGACGGTGCAGAACATCCTAAAAGTGGATATTGCTTTCACTGTGATACTGATAACTGGATTTCAAAGAATAACTAATAATAAGTAGAAAGGAGAAAATTATGGGAGTAGATATATCAGCTCTAAAAATAAAAAAATATAGAATTAAATGAGACGTCCACAAAGTAATGGATTATTCGAAGTTGCGGGAGGTCAAGAGAAAGAGCATGGTTTCTGTTGCATGAAGCTGATTACTTTCCTTTCCGCTAATAATGTAATAAGTTGGGATGAATGGCATGGAGCTCATCTCTCTGCAATGTCAGGGAGATGTCCGTACGCTTCGCAATGTCCGATTTATGAGAGAACGATAACAGTAGTAGGTAGAAGGCCAATACAATTTAGCTTATTTTGAATTAATGACTAAAGAAAAGTGCATTTTATGTGGAAAGGAAACGGTGTCAGTTATTAAGACCGATACCGGTTTTATGTGTTATAATTGCTATGCTGATCAGCGTAATCCTCCACGTTCTAAAGAAGTACATAATAATGAAGAAGCTCGTATACAAACAGAGTTTTTCAAACTTATCCCTTTATATTTCCCCAATATTCCGGACAGACTTATATTTGCCGTTCCGAACGGTGGTAGTCGTCATGTAAAGGAAGCCGCTAACCTTAAACGGCAAGGAGTAAAGCCCGGAGTTTCCGATGTAATCGTACTCATACCGAAAAAGGGGTTTGCTTCGCTCTGTTTAGAGTTCAAGATTAAGACTGGGAAACAATCAGATCATCAAAAAGAATTTCAAAAACAAGCGGAATTATGCCGCAATAAGTATGTAGTAGTCCGAAGTGCATCACAAGCAATTGAAGAACTAAAGAAATATCTTTTTTAATAGGAATGTAGTAGGTGATACAGAATTTCTTTGAAATCATACCGAAACTCCTTGCTAAAAACAGATATTGCACTGATGAAAGGAGGTAATTGTCTTTTTTATTATCTTTGTTCTAAAATTATCAGTATGACATTTGAAGAAGCAGTTTCTTTGGTTGACAGAATTAAAGATCAGGTTGTCGGTGCTCCTGTAAAGGGAAGGTTTATTGAATCTTTGTTCATCGGGCCGACCTGTTGGGATGAAATGCATATCTTTATGAACATTTGTTTGCAGAAAGGGGAGGATGAAGCTATTAGTGAGTTTCTCGGAAAAAGTTTCTCCGTGTATGGCAAATCTGTTACCTATATCAAGCCGGATCTTCCCAAGTGGGATGTAACAGTATTGGATGATTGGGAGAAGACAATATATAATTGAGAGGTAGCTTATTCGGCTACCTCTTTTTCTGTCGGAACTAAAGGAGAACAGTTTTCTCGGTTTACAACTATATCACGCATATTAGGCTTATTATTAAAATTGCGAGATATGTTTTTTATTAAATCAATATAGTTATCTGCCCCATCTTCATACTGTCGATAAAAGACTTTAATTGATATGCAATTATCATGTTCAAATAAAGTATTTAATAACGTCCGATCAGAATTTCCACAAGAATGCCCCATTATAAAAATCTGATATGGGCCTAATGAAATAAAATTCAGTAGTTCTCTATAGCTTCTTGTTTTATGATAACTTATTGATTTAATATTCTCTAGAAAATCATTGTTCTGCAATTTCTCTATTTTATTATAATCATCATCTAATTCATCACCATATCCGAATATGATGGGATTATTCTTACTGTTAAGTTCTCCATGAATATTGATGATTTCATCAATATTATGATCATTATATAACGTTTTCGCTATTTGGGTGTAATTGAAATTCAAAAGTAATGTGTATGGTAGAAGATGAAACTTTTTAAAAGACTCATTTTTGAGTTTTTTTTCAATAAATATTATTCGGGCCTCATTTTCTGTAAGGCAGTACTTATATGTTTTATTATCAACTTTTCTATCATATTCAAATTCATCAATTGTATTAGTTTGGACCATTTCAGCAAAAATAGAATTTACATATACAGTTTGTTTACAATTAGCAATATCGTCAAATTCTACAAAACTTGAAAAAGCGTCTTGTATAGATTGATGTTTTGCAATTTCAGTCTTTTCTATAATTTCTGTTAAATATTTTTCTAGCAATCTTTTTACATCATCAAACTCTTTATTAAGAGTACGGATACTTTCGTTTTGCTTTTGGGGATTTTCTTCCTGAAGTAACTCTTTCAATACACTATAATATTCATTTTCTATATCTACCCAATTTACAAGAGAACATTGATGAGATATACGCTCAAAAAAATGATTTTTGAACTTTAAATGAACTGTCACATTTGAACTAGGATCATTATTATGCTCATCAATTAGTGTATGCAATTTCCATAAAGGACTATCTTCTTTATAAGAAGATAGTCCTTTATTAACTCCGGCTTTATCATATTCTTTTTTAATTTTTATAAACTGATCTTCATAGTCATTAAGAGGGTGTTTACCCCCTCCTCCATATTGTTGGTCTAACAACCGCCAGTATTTATCATAAATCCCTTCTTCAACAGTAGCCCAATAATCATTTATAAAATCTTTATATCCAGTCTTTAAATTGTGAGCTAAGTCAAAACCGTTGCCAATAATTATAATTCTATTCATACTAGAGGTTCATTAAGTTAATAAAAAATTTCATAACTCCTGAACGGAATCATGACCATATTTATTTTCTTCTGCCATTACTTCTGTCATCCTATTGGAGTTTTTGGGGGGATGATTAACAATTATAGCTTTTATTGTATCATTGGTTAGCATCGGTCAATACCTATTCTCCTTTTTCTAGAAATATTTCTTTTCTTAATAATTCAACAGCACTTTCATCTTGCCAATAATCTCTATTAGTAACTTCTTTTAACCTCATAGACTTATTCGGTCCAATGGTTGTAAGATAAGCTACTATTTCATCAAATGAAATAGTAGGGAAAGGTATCGCTACCAAAACATAATACTCAATATTTTTTTTAATGGTGTAAGAAACTAAAAAACCATCGCAATCAGACATCAAATATACACCATCGGGAATCATTCGTTCTCTAGTTATCTTCCATAGCTTAGGAACAACTTCTGAATCAGGTTTTTCAATCTGCTCTCTTATAGTATCATAAAGTTCATCTATCAGAAAGGTATAACCGAATTTTGCAAAAAGTATGATATATGCATTTTTCAACAACGCAACAGAAAGGCGTGTATCATCTACTTTTTTATTTTTATTCTCAATAGACAGCGCCATATCTTCCGCTAGTTGCTTCATATATTCACTTAATAAAGTAGGATTATTTTGTTTAAAGCTATTAGTCATTATCATACGCCCATCACTACAGACTTCTAATTGACCATTAAAAGTCTTATCAGCGACTTTAACTTTAACGTCCCTTTTTGTTCCTGGTATAAAAATAGAATTCTCATAGTTTTCAATTCTATTTATTAAGTAACAGTCCATAGATGAGCCACATGTATTATTACATTTTTTACATGTTAAGGCTATTCTTTTACCTCCTAATTTGTCTTGTGGTGCATCTTCTTGTGACAATTCATCCATTTGTTCAGCAGTGAACTTGTTCAAACACAAAGGACAAATGTATTCATTATTGTATGATGAAATATTAGCTAACCAACCTTTTTTATTTAATATATTAAGCTGTTTTTTAGACTTTTCAAAAAATGATTTTGTATCCATATCTTTTCAAATAAATATTTTTTGCAAAAATAAAAAAAACAACCTGCCAACGTTAAATAAGTTTCTATGTTTATAAACATAGAAACACAAAAAAATCGCCATTTCTAAAATATATTTATTTTAGGTATATATACACAAACACCCCTATAGCAATAAAAATAATGATTACATATATTTTATCTTTATGTAAATCCCACCAAGATAGTTCAATAACCTTCTCTCTTTGATTTAGTAAAGCATTCACCTTATTATTTATAGTATCAAGTCGATTCGAGAACTGCTGCAAGGTAATGGATAATGTTTCATCAACTTCAGTCCTTTCCTGTTCTTGCTTAGAAACTTTAGTTATACTTTCTTTGACTACGTGCTGTTTACCGGCTGAATCCGGCGCTGAAAGATAAACAGTCGTATTCTCAATCTTAAGATCACTTAACCGATCATTTACAATCTTCGTTTGCTTACTAAGACCTATACGCAACTCTTCCATTACTTTCCGTAGATATTGAAATTCACCGGAGTAATCAGTTTGCTTATGCGTCTCAATATTGCGAGAAGACTTGCAGGACGATAACCATATTGCTGACGCCAGCAAAATGATAATGTAGATTAATCGCTTCATGGTCGGATAACAGTATTACGCAAGAAATTAGGGAATTCGGAGCGTACATCAAAACAGGGGCACGCCTTGATATATTCTTTCGGCTCTACCTCACCGCTGCCGTCCAGATCCGGAGAAGCATCACGGTGTCCAAGCACTTCAATTATAAGATATTCCTTACAGAGCTTTGCTACCAGCTCACGTAAACTAGCTCTTTGAGCGGGTGTCCGTGTATCAGCAGGTTTTCCGTTCGCATCAAGTCCACCGATATAGCAGATACCTATCGAATGCTTATTGTATGATATGCCAGAGAATCCCTTTGTGCTACAATGCGCCCCATCGATGCTTAACGACCGTCCATCCTCAACCATTCCGTCAAGGTCAATGATGAAGTTATAACCGATCTGGCTGAATCCCCTTTGTTTGTGCATCCGGTCAATATCCTTCGCACGTAAATCTTGCTCGGCACGTGTTGCTGAGCAATGGATGATAATAGCATCAATTTTCTTCATTTTTTCTCCTCCTTATTCTTTGTTATTGGGCCAATCTTTACCAAATTGACACGGAAAATGATAGCTATCAAAATGGCTGTTCCTAGCCAATGCCAAGAATCTTGAAAAATAAACTCCAATACTTCAATCATTTTGCACCTCCTTTTTGTAAGTAGTTCGTTAGATAAGGGATATTCTTTATAAACTCGACACTTAATACATAGTGCAAGAAAGCTACCACCTTGTAACCATTGCTAGAGTTAGGGAGAATTTCTTTGATATTCCTCAGAATATTTACCCCGTAGAAATAGAAAACGCTATACGTAATAAATGAGACACATTGAAGTGCACCTTCCGGATTTCCTTTGTGTTCACCAATAAAATAGATACAACTAACTAAGGCAAAGAAAATAGTTGCTTCTACGATGCATCTCCAAGCCTTTTTAAAAGAAAAGCTTTCATGATTGATTAGTAGGGCAGTAAGAAGCCCACAAATGAAGTTGAGGGCAAATACTGCAATAAGGCTTTTGATCTCCCCAGAGATAGGATTGAGATAGGCAGCTATGCCGGTAATCAATCCAATAAGTAGGTTTTTGAAATAATCCATAATTATTTATCTAAAATATTAATACTTCATTTCAATACCTCGCTACAATCATCAATAGCAGTCTGGAATACCTGTTTCACTTCCTCGGGAGTCAACCCATGATCCTCATGCAGAGAAAAGCCAGTCACTCCGTTTTTCGATATATTAAAGAATCCGACAACTGTTTCATCATTAGAAATTTCAGCTGTGACATCTTTTACCGTCTCAGTGCCGCGAGTTGACATCCTGTACTTGATCTTGATATCTGTAGTAACCTTTGATACTGCTGTACTGTTAGTTGCTTTAATATTCATTCTTTACCTCCTTTTTCTATTAAGTCATAAATCTGTCCATAAACGCCAGCGGTGAAAAATTCCGCACAAATCTCCTTTAGGAGAGTAGCATCGTCTGTTTCAATATCAAGCATACCTCGGTTGTTGATAATTTGCTGCATCATTTTATAAGCACGTAATTTTTTAGCCATATCCATTCCTAGCTGAGCATTCATGCCGGCAGCATACAAGGCTTCTGAGATCATATCACGAAGAGGTTTCTTCCTCTCCTTACCATCGACTAATTCAACTGCTTCCTGACCTTTGTGATCAAGCAAGTTCCGGTTTAAATTTACTTTCATAATTATACTTTCAAAATTAATATTGTGAACACTCTACAATCATTCCTTTTATAATGTGAATCTTCATGTTTTTAGAGGCAATACCATCTAATTGATTATTTTTAAGTCCATAAAGCCATGCATCGGATACGACTGAAACAGAATTTCCACTATTGTCTTGAGGAAAAAAGCCCCTGGCGGAAACATCACCTAATACAGTAACATTACCATCGAAGAAACCTGCGTAAACGTAGTTCGATGGATAAGTCGGATTTGTCTTTGATGAACCATATATCGCTGCACTACCACCAGCATTTGCTCCGATTGCTGCTACTCCAAAGCGCCCGTCTGTAGCGGGATTGAAGATCACATTAACAACGCCCTCTTTAGATGTTCCGGACCCTAATTTTAAGCTACGTGACGTCCCACCGAAATAATCGGAACGTGTCCAAATAAGACGTCCTTTTTCAATAGTAAATCCACCTACAAATCCAACCTCAGCATCAATTCGTCGTACTTTAATCAAGTCAGTATTAAGATAACCTCCTATGATAATAGTACTACCGAGCTGCGCAGCTTCAACGGCATCTTTAAAAGCCAATCCGCCTAAACCGTCTCTGTCTACTTTAGAATTAATCACCGTCTGCAGATCACTATGAAGCGCAGTAATAGTAACAGCACCTTCCAAATTGATCTTAGATGAATGGATTGTTGTTGCTCCAGCTGCTTGGTTGATATAAGATATAAGCGTATTTCCATTTTCCAGTTCTTTAGAAGCATATATCCTGTTACCGTCTGCAGTGGTAATCCATCCGGCTGTATCAATACGTTGTGTAATGCTATCTACACGTGTTACTTGTGCGGATATTCTATCGCTCAATATATCTAATTCTGCCTTGTTATCGTCGGCGAACTGTTTGAGCGCATCCTGTATTGATTGATTAGCTGCTTCGACGGCTGTATTGAAACTGGCTAAAGTTGAGTTAAAGAGAGCGAATTTATCATCAACGTTTTTTTTCTCTGCAGTAGTGGTCTGTCCGTCAGCAATAGCAACGTTGATTGCTGCGAGGAGATTGTCGATAGCCCCAAAGAGAGAGATTTTAGCATTGAGTAGGTTAGTCTTGGCAACACCGACCAAATAAGTATTTACATACAGCTTGTTGTATGTTGCTTCGACAGAGGCTTTCGTATTCTTGACTGTATTGATATATTTCTCAATAGCTTTAGCTTCTGCTTCTGATATAATACCGTCGGCAAACGCACCGTCTACATATTCATGTAAATCACTAACATCACCGTTTACTTTTTCAGCGGCTTTTGTCGCATCTGCCGCATCCTGTAACGCTTCCAGTGCTTTTTTCATAGCATCATCGGCGAAAGACTTTAACTTGTCTTGTATGGACTTATTAGCTTCTTCGACAGCAGTATTAAAGTCAGCATAAGCATTGTTGAAGCTTGCAAACTGTGTATCAACAGCCTGTTTTTCGTCTGGAGTAGTAAGCTTGTCTGCAATGGCGGTATTTATTGCATTTATCAATCTTTCTATGGAGCCCATCAGCGTAACCTTTGCATTAAGCAGGTTTGTTTTTGCGACTCCGGTTAAGTATGTATTTACATACAGCTTGTTGTATGTCGCTTCTACAGCTGCTTTTGCATTGTTAACTGTGTTGATGTACTTTTCGATAGCACTAGCTTCCGCCTCGGATATTACACCGTCAGCAAATGCACCATCTACATAATTATTTAGATTGGATACTGCATTGTTTGCTTCGCTAGCACTCTTGGCTGCCGCATTGGCTGCTTCCATAGCAGCAGTGGCCTCTCTTAGTGCTTCTTCTGAATAACCTTTCAAGGCATCGTGTATCGCTTTATTTGCTGTTTCTACGGCAGCGGTGAAGTCGGCATACGCAGAATTAAACAGGACATACTTATCATCAACGTCTTTCTTTTCTGCTACGGTTGTCTGCCCGTCGGCAATGGCGGTATTGATAGATTTGATAAGGTTCTCAATGCTTCCCATCAGCGTAACCTTTGCATTGAGCAACCCGGTTTTGGCCGTTCCTGAGAGATAAGGATTTACATACAGTTTATTGTATGTCGCTTCTACAGCTGCTTTCGCATTGTTTACTGTGTTGATATACTTTTCGATAGCTTTAGCTTCCGCCTCAGTGATAATGCCGTCAGCAAATGCACCGTCGATATAGTCATGCAGACCTCCCACAGCATCGTTTGCATCAGCTGCAGACTTCTGAATAGAATCGATCAGATCGCTTACTTCAAGCCATTCTTCCAAATTCTCTAATCCGGAGGAGCCTGCTTTAATTTGGATATTTCCACCTATTTCTCCTTTAACCAGGTCGAAGTATGTCTTTCCGTCCGGTGAGATGATTCGTTCAGTTGTTACGCGGCCCGGCAGAATTTCAGTGAATCCATACAACTCAACGAAGCTGCGTTCACCTTCATACTCACTGTTTAGGATACCAGTTAGTAAGTGATAATATCCTGCTATCTGTTCTATTTTGATAGCTGTTTCACTGAGAAGGAATGTGCCGGTCTGATTCTCCTTGCTGCATACAGCATACAGATAATATTTCTTCTCTGGGGCAATGAGCGCCGGAGAATTATATTCAGCCATATCCCAAAATTTGTATTCGCTAGCTTTGTGTTCAGACGACACAGTTTTTATCCCTAGCGTCATATGTTGGATAATGCCGGCAGGCGAATGTAGAACTTTAGTACTGATATTGTAAGTAATGTTATGCGATACTTGTACCGGGACTGCTTTTGATCTGACAAAGCGGAACTGCAAACTTTCATCACCTACGAGTAACTGCATCGTCTGTATAGTGATGGGATTTATTGAACCGGAGAAGTTCAATAAAGCATCTTCAAGCATGGACATAGTTTCTTTTGCATCACGAAAACGGCGTTTGGTAAATCGCAAAGAATCTTTATACTTGATATCTACGTCTACTTCATTTGTCTCGATCTTATCTAATTCGCTGGTTACGGAAGTACCAACTGGATCATTTGATAATTCTATTTCCGGAGAATAAGGGTTGTTCACATAACGTTTAATTCCTATCATGCGAATAAGTGAACCTTTTGGATGAAACTGGGTATCGGAGAAGTTTACATAACCACCCAGCACAATCTTGCCGCCTATTTCTAACCAACGCTTCTTTGCCCAGATACCGTCCAATGTCCCGGTAAATACGAATGATTTATCTTCATGCTCAAAGAGGTATTTAGCAGCTTCCTTAAACACTTCCCAGCTAGCGCCTGTCTGCTCTTCATCATTACAGATATATGAGTACGGTAGCTGGATACCAAATACTGCGTAGGTATCGCCAGTCTTAGGATGCCAGACATCAGGTTCCGGCATAGTGATACCGTCGATTTCCTGTGGAACTATTTCAAAACGTCTACCTGCTTTCTCTATTTCTCCATCCTCTTTAAGAATGGGCTCATGGATATACTTGACTTCAAACTCTTTGCCTGTCAGTATACCTGTTTGGAAGATAACGGTCATAGTTTCTCCGGCTATCAAACATTTCTTAAAATCAAGATCGTTAGGTATATCGCTATCTACAAAATCATAGAAGTTATTCTCCTTATTAACCTCAATAACAGAGCTAACAGTACCAACGCGAGAAGGATAGATTGCAGTGCAGTCTAGACTATCCTCTTTACCTGTAACTAGGCTTTTATCAGCACGCATGACGCTGATTCCATCCGCATCTGTTATGTACGTCCTGCCTTCATAAACAAGAGTCTTAGCCTTTGGAAGTAATAGATATTTAGCTCCGTATGTCGAGTAATTGATATTTCGATCAGAAGTTTCTACGAGGACAATTTCGGGCGGTATATCTCCGGATTCCCGGCCAACCCCGACCTTGAAACCGTGTCCTTTACCATACGACAGTTTCAAAGGATTATTCTTGTTATATTCAACCTTACGAAGATGAACTGTTTTGTCAGTTATCTGCCATTCAGTTTCATACGTATCTGCAAGTTGATTAAGGGCATCAAGAATATATGTGTGATTATAGTTGATGACTTTATCCGTTCCTTCGATGCAGTCACCTATTTTCCAACCAATATCGCGACGATTTAGGTTCTCAACGAGTAGTCGCAGGTGTTCATGTGCTTTAGCTGTATATGCGAATTTGATACTATTATCTGCAATATGACGAACTTTCCACATCATAGCATCCGCTTTTGCCGTTTCAAGTATAAGCGTATATTCAAAGTTGCGCTCACCTTTCTTTTTGAAGTTACTATCTTTTTTGAGAGAATAACGTTTTCCGTAGAAGTCACACCAAGTTCCGACCTGTATTTCTAAGTATCCAGGATAGGAAAAATACAAATTAAGTGTATCCTCTGCCATGATCGCTTCGTAAGAGTAACTTTCGTCCTTTACATCGAGCTTTATTTCCTTGCTACCATTATATAGAATTATCATATTGTCTGATTAGAATTATAATCTAAAATATAATCAGGTATGTGTTTTTAATGCTATTCAAATAATAGTTTTTCCGGATAACCTACTGTGTAATCATACTCTTCAATCTGCGACACGATATACATCTTTTTTATAGCTGCAAGATGCATCTGTGTCACATTATAGCAGTCGAGGGCATATAATTCTAGAGAATTTAACATTGCTAATGCGTTAAGAATAGGAATAGTATACTTCACACCATCGAACCACAACACTGTTTCGGTCCTTCCCATGTCTTGTTCTATTAAAATAGAGTTCTTCAAACCAACTCGAGTATCCTTATCAAGCCACATTTCTTTCCCACTCAAAGTAAACGAATTAACCGCCTTTGACTTGTCATACAGCAAGATACGATTTACCTTCATTTCTTTTGTTTCATCAATGGAATACTCATGTTCTACCAAAATGGGAACACCATTATCACCTTCGTAAATTTCTTTTCCTTCAGACTGACCTTCTAACAAATCATTGTAATAGTCGTCCTCAATTTCTACCGAACCCTTAATTGGTTCATCGTAAAATCCTTGTTTCCAGTATTTCATAATACATTCATTTAGTTATTTGTTTATATAAAATTAGTTCTCTTGGTACTACGTACGCAAAATCTGACTTTTCAAATGTTGGAACTAAGTCACTTGGGCAAAACGGTTATTATAAGTTTCCTGACGGCCTGCTTATTCAATGGGGAAAAAAGACGAGTGGCACTTACTCTGGAACAATATATTTCCCCTCTTCATTCTATGACACAAATTATTCTCTGCACTTGACTTGTAATAATGGAAATACAGGTAATGATTCATCGTGGATAGCTAACTATACTTCTGTTTCAACTGGTTCTTTTGGATATAATAATAAATATCAGCAAGCTGCCAATGCAGGTTCTAATACAGCCTCTTTCTATTGGTTTGCTATTGGTCGTTGGAAATAAGGTTACTTCCAACGACCAATAGCGAACCAATAAAAAGCTATACTAAATCCTCCAGCATCAGTATCAACATTTTGATAAACGGAATCCATTATAAAATAAGATGCATATTTATTAAAGACATCAAAAGAATAGATGTAATTACTATGTACTTTTCTAGTTCCAGTTAATAGAATAGTGTAATTACTATCATAAAAGGTCGTATTAAGATAAACGGTTTTACCTATCCCGGAAGTACTTGAGTACCCCCATTGAATAAGCAGACCATCATCATATTTACGATAACCGTTTTGTCCAAGCGATTTGACTCCGATATTAGAGAAATCTTTCAAAGCATACGTAGTTCCAAGAGAACTTAGTACACTCTTTTCCTCATCCGTCATAAACTTCTTATTTGTCACTTCTGTTATGTCTGAAGCAGAATGTGAATGTGACGCGGCAGCATAACTTCCCTTAGGCTGATAAGTTGAGTCATGATTATGATCCTTTTCAGCTTTACCATTCCATGTACTTTTTTCCGTATCAGAAACAAAACGGTGAGTAGCATCCGGAGTCACTTCAGTAGCAACATGGCTATGTGATGAAGGAGCATAACTGCCTTTAGGCTGATAAGCAGAGTCATGATTGTGGTTGCCGGCTGCTTTACTATTCCAAGTAGATTTTTCCGAATCAGTTACGAACCTATGTGTTGAATCAGGAGTCACATCACTAGCTGCATGATTATGTGATGAAGAAGCATAGTTGCCAGCAGGCTGATATACTCCGGAATGGTTGTGATTCCCTGCAGCCTTACTGTTCCATGTGCTTTTTTCAGAGTCAGAAACAAATCTATGTGTTGAATCAGGTGTAATATCAGCAGCATCATGAGTATGTGATGCGTCAGCATAATCACCGAGGGGTTGATAATCTGCATCGTGGTTATGATTAGAAGGAGAGGCCCCGACTTCGCTTGCGGTGTAACTCGGTTTATTGGCAGTCTTTGCCCATGCGGGCACGTCGCTTGCCGGCATTGAAGTTGGGAAGTCGCTAATATCT